AGTAACTTCACTACGATCTTCAGTATTATCAGTTGTTATTGCATCTAATGTTAATGCTATTCCACCAGCTGTGTAGCCATTTCCAGTAGGTAACTCCCAAGCGCTTACATCAGTATAAGCGTGGTGATTGTCTTTGTCAAAGACAAAACCTAGGTCCATTAGAATTATCTTGAATGTATCATTTGCAGCGTCAATCTGAGCTTTCCAAAGCATTGTTTTTAGGCTGTTAGGTACTTGATTTGCCATCTTACACCCCCAAATGAGATTGTTTAATTTTTGAACGATCTAATTAAATATATCCTGCGTCAGGTGAGCCTAGGATTAGTTGTCCGTTGAAGTTATAGATAGCCATAGCTGTTGGGTATTCGTCAGATTCGATATATGTTTTAGTTTCAGCATCTCGTAGAATAACAACTCGGCCGTTGCTAAGGTATACAAAATCATGGATAGCAGTAGCGCACCAAGTAGAACCAGCAGCTGAAGCTGTTATCTTTAAATTCCAGATGTTGTTATTAAGCTCGTAAATCTCAGTCTCATTACATCCTATGATTAAGTCTTGAAAGACAAAAAGTTGAGGATAAGGAAAAGACCCACCGATAGGGCTTAGGTCAAAAGATTCAAAATCAGGCCATGTTTGTAGAGTGCCTTCATCTACAACAGCTCCAGTGCAGTCAACTAAATGCTGATCATTGATAGGTGCTTGCTCGCTTTTTCGTAAGCCAGAGTTTAGCTTTGTGAGAGGTAAAACAAAGCGACCGTCACGGAGTATTTCCATTATAGAACTCCATTAACATCGTTAGATAATGTTAGTGGGAGGTTAGGTTTGCTGCCTAAACTTGTTGTGTTTAGCGAGTTTGTTGTCTTGATATGGTCTCTGATTATAGGCACGGCTTTTTTTAGTAGCTCATCTGCACTCATAGTTAGGCTTTGCCCTTCTATTTGCTCAATGACTTTAGCTACTACATTTTCATGCCCGATTAAGTCAGGATAGTTTTGTTTAAACTTTGACCTAAAGTCATTAATCATACTATGGTGCATCATTAAGTTTCCAATTACTTCTGGCATTTTATTAAGAATCATTTCTATTACTTCTTGCACTATAGCTTGTTTTTCCTCAGCATTCATAAAAGCTCCTAAAGACCTTTTATCATTGCATCTTTTATAAGATCATTAACTGCGTTCTCATCTTTAGCTATACCAGAGTATTTGTCTAGCAAAGACCTTTTCCAGTTCATAGCTAAGATTAACCATCCTTTTGGATTATCTTTTCCATAAGCTGTAACTTCCTTAGGAAGTTTAATTCCGCTTCTTTTGTATTTATTCTTTAGATATTCAGCAATTCGTTCTGTTTCTAAATCACTCATGATACCCCCTTATTCTACACCTAGCTTAATTTTTCTTTCAATGATAAACTTTCCATCTTCTGCTGAATGATGCTTACTTGCCAAGTAAGCTTTGTAAGAGCGTTCTCAGGCAGCTTTTGATTTATAGACATTTCCATTTTTACCGAGCCTGTATTTTCCATTTCCAACTGATATGCAAGGCATAGTTACCTCCTATCCTTCCATTACATCTTGCTCAGAAATTATCTCGTCTATTAAATCTTTCTCAATTTGAATTACTTCCATTGCTATAGAATTATCCCAGTTATTAAGGCTCTGTGTAGTTCCGTAGATGGAATCTATAGCTCTTAAGGTAGATTTGCAGAGTAGTAAGGGATGAACTTCAGACCAGTAATTAGAGTCTGTGTCTTCAGATAACTCCATTGAGTAGAATAATCCCTTAATTTCGACAGCTAGTTTTTCACTAGAAGGGATGTTAGTTAAGATAGCATTACTATCGCCACCGATTTTAGGAGGGATTTCTATAAAAGGTGACAGAGTTAGTCTATCTTCAGGTGAGATGGTTTCAGGTGAAGTTCTTGATACGCAAGGAGAGTAGTATAAAGGAACTCCGTTTGTTAAGCCAGTTACTAGTCCAGTGTTGTAGTTAGCTAGAATGTCTTGTAAAGGTTTCTTATACAACTGCCATCTTGCTGTAGTAGATGCAACCCAGATTTCTTTGATAGCTCTGCAGTATGGAAAAGTGACTAGGTATTCTCCAACGTCAAGTATAGCAAAGGCATTAGCGTAAGATTTCTGGGTAGTTATTAGCCTGTCAAGGTACTTTACCCCTTCATTGATGAAGAAATCTGCACCGTTGTCAGACCAGTTAACTGTGTCTACAACAAGATCGTAGCGACCACTTAGCTGAATAACCTTTTTACGGATTTGGAGTAAGTTCATAGCTTTGATCCAGACCGTTTAAATTTTGAACGAACTTGGAGGAAGTTCATAACTAGACTATTGTTGAACAGATTTATTCATCTCTTCAATCTGTCTCTGTTCAGACCATGACTTATAAAATGGTACGAGATGAGGATTAGCTCTATCTTTAGGAGTCTTAGCCTTAAGAGCATCTTGTCTAATAGCCATTAAAGACTCAAAGAATACATTAGCTGCAAGTTTAGTAGCTGCATCAGCTTTATTGATATCACCGTTAGTTTCTTGTAATAGCCTAGCACCTTCTAGCTCAAGATCAGTAGGCATTTATATCTCCTAGGTGAGGCCAACCGAAGCTGGCCCCACCAGCAGGAAGGTTAACTATTTACGGAGTCAGATTATTATCAATCCCAACTCCATTCAGCACCGCGCACTTCTGAGGCAGACCGAATTCCAGACCACACTCAGTCAGGAACTCCTCATTAGTACCATCAATCCGACGCTGGCCGTAGCCTTCGGAATGAGTTTTGGAGCTGTTCTCGCCGTAGAAGCTAGTGTCATCAATATAGCGGTAGCCTATTTCCTTGGGCTCCAAGATGACTCCCATGTTGCGAGTAGTAGCGTCGTAGCTAAACAGCGGGTGAGTTTTCATGTAGATTGAGCCGAACGGCGTGAGCCATTCACGGATCTGCATGCCGTAGGTTTTCTGCCCAGGCTGGATTTGGATCTGGCCAGAGGTCATTGCCAGCTGATCAATGCCCAGGAGGAAGCCAGAGCCACAGAGGCAGAGCTTGGAATCAGCACCATAGCGGAAAATCCGCTCCAGCATAGCCTTGAGCCAGTCCTCACCACCAACGGTCCAGTCAGAGCCAGCATAATCAGCATTCAGCGAATAGTCGTCGCAGTTAGCTGCAGCATACTGGCGGATGAAGTTGATGGCACCCATAGTAGTGCGCTCCGGCTTTCCGTTGTCACCGATGTTCTCAGTGCGGATTCCCCAGAGGAATGCCAGCTCCATTTCCCACGAGTGCATTTCCAGCGCTTCAGCCTTGGCCTTCTGATAATCATTCGGAGTGCGAAGACGAGTCTTGCGCGCGGTCCGAGTGATACTCAGCGGGGTGCGAAAGATCTGGGTGTAGTTATACACCTTGGTGGGATTCAAAGCGATGGCGTCCGGCATCTCACCACCCTCAGGATTGATGTTACCAATGATCTTGAAGGTATCACAATCAGAGAGGTCGTGAGTAGCGGAGTTGTCATCGTCTTCCAGCAGCTTCACAGCGAGGACTGAGTTGGTAGTACCACGAGTAACATCAGTGATCTTGCCAACTACATCGACGGTATAGTCACTGGCATCACGCAAGAGGATCTGATGCCCGATGCGGATGCGGTTAGCCAAGGTAGTAGTGACCTGGACATAGACAGTGTCACCAGCCACTCCACCAGTAGCGTAGGCCACACTGAGGTCAGGCAGAGTATAGACACCAGCCACTGCCCCACCGACTGCAGTCATCTCCTGCGTCCACCAGTGGAACTGAGGATCATCTACTTTGGAACTACCCATCATAGAAAGAATAGCCGTAAGCGGTGCTTGGCCATTCGGATAAAGTTTGAGAATCTGCTGACGCCAGTTCATAGGCCTCTGATCAGCCACCCAGTCGCCGGATCCCCTCATACCCAAGAACATAATATTACCTCCTTGAAGGATTTAAGTTTGTTCAAAATTTGAACAGAGTTGAGATCAACCCACTAGACCTGAGCAATAGTAGTGGGAGTAGGAGTCGTGCCAGTGAAAGTGGTCACAGAAGCAGCCACGAACCAGCACAGGCCATCGCTGTAGGCAAGAACACGATCGCACTTGCCGTTGAGCGTCACGTCACCAGCCCAGCACTCTGAGTCATCCAGGTCGGCTACGGTGATAGTGTTCACAGCGTCTGCATTACGGCAGACGATGGAATAAAAGCGGCCCTTGGCTTCCGCTACAGGCGGAAGGTAGACAGTGAAAGCACCAGAGTCACCATCTGCAGTCGGACGCACTACATAATCACGAGTGGTCATGTAGTAATCAGCCGCAGGGTTGACGTACTTGTCAACGATTACTTTGTCATGCTGCGCAAAGCGGTCTTCAAGAGACATAGTTCCCTCCTATGAGTTTAATCCCTTTTCCATAGCTTCAATCTCGCTCTGGAAAGGATCTGGTTTTGGAGACTGCTTCGGACGAGGCTGCGCGGCCTTGCGAGGCAGTCTAGGTGGATTGGAATCAGCCTGAACAGCTGGCTTGGCTGTAGGGTTGGGCAGGTTTAAGCGTTTTCTAGTTTCCGTTGCTACCTCCTTTAAAACTTCAGGATAAGGTTTATTAGGATTGGCAGAGCTAAGCTCGCCAAAGACCAGGCCGACGACTTTCTTGAAAGGCTCAAGGTCAGAGTTAGAGGAATAGAATTCCTCAGTGGCTTTCTGGACTTGTGTGTAAGAGTCAATGTTAGTCCTGATGATCTCAGGCAAGGCAGAGAGTTTAGCTTCAGCTGCTTTGGTAGCTTTGGAGTAGATCTTATTAAGCAGCTTGTTAAACTCATCCTTGTCACTCGTAACATCTTCAAAGTCGAACTCAGCCAGAAAGTCCTCAGGTGGAGCAGATGTAGCTGGAGCATTTGTTGAAGGTTTTTGTTTAAGGAGAGCCCTCAGCTCTTCGAGCTCAGCGCGAAGGGCGGCGACTTCGGCTGTGGAGGATAGCTCTGGGGAGGGAGCCAAGGGCTCTCCACCCTCAACGTCATCAGCATCAGGAGCAGCTGTGGCAGGAGCTGTAGTCGCAGGTGCCGATGTGGCAGGAAGGTCTGTGCCTGGAGCTTCCGTGCCAGGAGGGTCAGTGGCTACAGGGTCGGTAGCTGGAGTCACTGTAACAGCATTAATAAGATTTTCCATTTCCTCGATCTGTTCCTTAATCTTCTCGTTCATTGTCAGTCTCCTTTAGTTCAAGTGCTTGTAGAAAAATGTCAGGTAGGGCTAGCATATAGTCGACAGCTTTAATCCTTCCATTGACATCTCCCATGTGCAGAAGCACTGAGGCACTGGAGGGATTAGTATCAGCTGCATTTTCTACAATAGAAGCCATCTCACGACGTGCTCCAGATTTCCAGAACGTAAGCTCCCGCACAAAGTCACGCCAGAGAATAGACTCCTTGAATTCAGAGATCTGATCACGAGTAGCACGAACGAGGATTTCAGTAGACATTGTTAAGCTCCAAATGGTACAAGGTTGCCAGCCTGTGCCTGGGCTAAAACGTTCTGGTCAGGCATGCCAGTGGTTTGCATTCGCTTGAAGTCCTCCACGTTTTTAGCTCCAAGCTGTTGAGCAATGTAGGTGAAAAGCTTCACCACGTCGAATTGCTGGACTAGCATCTCGTTTGAGCCGATGATGTTAAAGAGTTGAATCCAGGCTTCAGAGAAGTTTCCTCCAGGTACTGAGCCATCTCTAACAATTACATCGTAGTTTACAGCTATATCATGTGGTGAGACACGAGCTCGGCCGGAAGAGAAAGCTTGCATAAGCTGTTGTTCATAGCGGCCAGTGATTTTGACTGTAGCTTCCTTGGTCATATATTGTTGAGTGTGAACTGCAAACATAGTCCCAATGTCTTGCATGAACTGCATACCGATTAGCATGGCAAGTCTTTGTAAGCGTGAGACCGCAGAGCCACGAGTTCCTTGGAACTCAGATTTGGTTAAGCGTTCAGGTCCACCTTGACGGATTGCACCTTGCATGGACTGATCGGCTCCAGAGATACGGTCCATCCACTGGGTGATATAGGCGCTGTCGGAAATGTTAAGTCGAGTGATGTCCTGGACAGCGAGCTGCTGGACGACTTTGTCTACTCCACGGCCCCACGCTGGACGTCGCAAGCGGATGAGTTTGCCAGGCTCGGGATTTTTAAGGTCGTTAATGTTGACTAGGTAAGGATCAACAATGAGCATGTCGTTGATGGCTTTGCGCACATTAGTTATGTGAGAGTTAAAGAGAAAGTCTAACGTGTGCTGGAGTCCGTATAGGATCTCCATTCGTCCGATAGGTGTAATTGAATAGCCATCGAATTCGGGAGAGGCCATCGCAATAGGATACATCCCGTGGTTGTGGTCGGCTGGCTCACAGGCGGTGATAACGTCATCAGCGGATAGTCTGAAAAACCATTTTTGAGGGTATTCATAGTCGCTAAGTCCCCAGTCTTTAGGAATAAGATTAATATACATATTGATGTTATCAACTGGATTGGTAGTCTGTGACATCGAGCGATGGATGTCAGTTGAGCCACCAAACTTGTCTTGGCGGTTAGATTGCTCGACCATCAGAGAGGATGTCTTATTAGCCTTATGCTTAAGATATTTTACGTTGAAGAAGCCGGAATTAGCTTGGGATTCCTCTGAAAGCATATTCATAATGTTGCTGCGGTCAAGCCAGCCGATGAACTCGCCTTTTTGAATATCTACGCTTGAGACAGATGGATCAGGGAGAAGCATATAAGGGTCGATGTTGGACAGGTCGTTACCCTCGAACACCATTGAGTCGATGAAGTCGACTTGGGTAGAGTGAGTAGTTCCGAGATCACTACCGGTGATGATGTCTGAGCGGATAGGAACTTTGCCGTATTGAGTTGCCCAGCCTGGGATTCCAACTCCAATGCCATAGCTAAGGCTGTCACGCAGAATGGTATGAAGGGCCAGTGGGACCTTAGTTTTGATGCAGTGAAGCCGG